TTACATCGCATTCTCATCACTCGTATACGCCATCATCGGACTATGCGCACTCCTACTCGCAACAACCGCAATCCTCCTCATAATCGCAGTAATCATCAACAACCAACTAGCCCAATGGGCAGCAGTAATAGCCCTCGCCACACTCGCCCTCCACTGGAGCAAAAAAGGACAAGCACCGTGAAAACCAACCAGCAGCGAATGGGCGTCAAGAAAGCACCAACCAAACCAGTACAACCCAAGCCCGCCACCGACAAAGCGTCGCGACCTACATCCACGTCCTCCCCAGAACCCGTATCCATCCCTAGGGGAGAGAAGAACACGGGGGAAGCAAAGAACACTCCAATAGTCAAACTCACCTATGGAGTCGGAAACCAATACAAAGCCTATGACCTCCACCCCGAATGGGACCGCTACGTCATCATCGAAATCCTCTGGATCGACGCAGTAGCCAACGCCATCACCGAATGGATGGACATCGACGACCTACAAGAAATCCAACCCTGCGAAACACTCTCAGTCGGATACCTCATCACAGACCACCCCGAATGGGTAACCATCATCTCCCTAATGAACGACTCCACAGGCGGACACTCAATCACCATCCCCCGCGGAATGATCCTCAAAATCCAACAACTCCACCGATGAGCAACCCCGAAAACCCACCCAACCAAAAACAACCCAACAACAACAACCCAAAAGAAATACACACAACAAACCAACCAAACCCCAAATGGCGAAACAACGCCAACTGCAAAGGCAAAGGCGAACTCATGTTCCCCAAAGCCTACAAAGACATCACCTACATACCCGCCGCACGCTCACTATGCCGCAACTGCACAGTCCAAACCCAATGCCTCGAATACGCACTCCAATTCCCCACAGCAGACCTACACGGAGTATGGGCAGGACTAACCCCCCGACAACTCGCAGCAGAACAACGCAAACGAGGAATCAAACCCATACGACCCACACTCGCACAAATGTGGGCAAACCGCCTCTAAACCACCCGAATCCCACACTCATTACAAAAACCCATACCATCATGCTCCCAACGGTAATCACCCTCCTGCACCGCCGGACAAGACACCTTCCCACACGGAGTAACAATCCGCTCACCAACAGCCCAAACACGAATCATGTCAGCAGTCGTAGGCAACGGTGCACGAGCCGGTGGAGGCTCAGGTAGCGACAGGTCAGCACGCAACTGTGTTTGGATTGCTTCGACCAGCCATGCGTTTAAAGTGCAGTCAAGTTTCTCTGCATGTTCGATAAGTTGATTTTTAAGCCAGCCGGGTAGGCGTACTTGAATGTAGTTGGGTCCGGTGGTGGCTGATTTTTGTGGGGGTCTAGGCACCGCGGTCTCGGCGGATGAGGGCGAGTAGGTAGTCGGTGATGGTGAGGTCGGAGGCTTCTGCGGAGTCGATGAGATAGTTTTTTTCGTCGGCTGGGATGCGGAGGGTGAGGGTTGTGGTGGTGGTGGCTTTTTTTGGGGGGCGTCCGGGTTTTGCGTTCATGTTTTGAGTGTAGTGGGTTTGGGGGTTTGGTTTAGCCTCTGAGGCGGTGGCCGCATTTGAGGCAGAATTCGGCCCATGGGTAGGTTCGGCGTTGTTCGGTGGGGTGGGTGCAGTCGAGTAGTTCGCGGGTGCGGGTGTTGAGGGTGTCTCGGATGTATTCGGAGAGGTTCATGCCGTGTTGGTCGGCTGCTTGTTTCCAGCGTTCGCGGTCGTGTTCGGTGCAGCGGATGAGGATTTGGGCGGTTGCTGGGTTGCCGGGGGTGGATCCGGTGTTGGGTTGGATGGTGTGGTTGAGGTGTTGGGTTTCGTGTGTGATGGCGGCTTCGATGTTGTCGTTCATTCTTCGATGATTTCTGCGTCGGTGATGTTGTCGGGTGTGTCGAGGATTTTGTTGACGGTTTCTGGGGGGAGGACTCCGGCGGCGCCCATGAGTTCGAGGAGTTGGCGTGCTTCGGTTTCGGGGTTGAAGGCGTCGATGTGTGCGGGTGTGTCTGCGCCTGCGAGTGCTGCTCGTTGTGGTTCGTTGTTTTCGACCATTACGTTGATGTTGGTTTGTTCCATTCCGAGGAGGCGGGCGCGTCTGTCCATGACGGAGAGGACTTGTTGGACTGCGCGGAGGTCGGGTTCGAGTGTGACTTCGGTTCCGTCGTCGAGGGTGACTTTGCGGTGTTGGGTGAGGGGCCAGACTGCTTGTTGGAGTGCGTCGAGTCTTTCTAACTCTAGACGGAGTACTTCGGGGTATGCGAGTAGGGCTTCTCGGTTGAGTCGTTCTAGTTGGCGTCGGATTCCGGAGTTCACTGCAGATGTTGACAGTCCGAATCTGCGTGCGATTTCACTTGAAGACACACCAGACTGACGCAACTTGAAAATGCGTAGATCCCGTTCAGCCAAAAACTCTCGGGTCAAACTTTGTTCAGCCATACCCACATACTATGACGTTAAAAACTCCACAACCTCAAAAGGCAAAACTTTGCCTCGTTTAATCTTAGTAGGCCTATGACGGACGTCTCTGTCCCCCCGGAAGTTGCCGACTTTGTAGACGTGGGGTTCGTTTGCCGTCAGGTCGGGTTCGAGGGTGAGGCCGAACTCTGGCCAGCGTGACCAGACTGCTGATCCGAAGGGGCGGAGTTCTCTGCCGCTGTTGCCGCCGAGGGGGGCGTGGTGTTCCATCCAGAGGGCGAAGCCGTAGGTGGTTCGCAGGTAGTCTAAGTATTTTACAACTTCGACGATTACTGCTTCTGATGTTTTAGTCCCCGGGTCTACGAAAGATTTATACAAAGGTCCGAGGCATACGAGATCTGGTTTGGTTTTCTCGATCGCTTCTTCGATCATGACTCGATCGGGGGCCGACAGCAGATTCATCCCTGCAGGTTTGATTAGGAGATGGGCATGAACTGGTCCAGCGCCCCCTGAGAGGCGCCTAGACGCCCCCACAATCGACGTAGACATTCTCCTGATGATTCTCTGAGGGTTCTCCAAATCGATGGTTAGCGTGCGAATTGGATCCATCTTCTGATATGTGAATGGATTTATCCCTGCAGCGGAGGCGATGGCGACCTGTCGGGCAAGCATCGTCTTACCAACACCTTCAGCAGCGACGATGATCACACGGTCTTCACGCTCCAGCAGCCCGGGGATTAGCCAGTCGTAGGAGTCGTCGACTTCTTCGTCGATGAAGTCGAGCCAGCCGACGAGGCGTCCTTGATCGAACGTCGGGTCAGCCCCGGGGGCGAGTCTGTCAACGAAGGAGTGGATGCGGCCGGTCATTGAGCCGGGGGACAGGTCGAGGGTTTTAAGGTTCTCGATCTGTTCGATTAGTTCGTCTAGCAGATGAGGGGCTGCGGGGCTTCCCTCCTCATCCGGTGCGGGGCTGTCGTACCTGACATCGTCGGGATTCCAGATGATGAGGGATTCGAAATCGCCACCGTCATCAAAATAATCGGTGACATCTTTGTGTCCCTCTGGTGGAGCGCACAGTGTCACTTTGATACCAGCGTCGCTCAGTACGGTGTGAACATCTAAAGCATGTTTGATGCCGGGTGTGTCGTTGTCTCGAAGAATGTAAACATCGGCACCTTTGAGTGCTTCAGTGTGAATGTCGAGCCACTTGCCTGCACCGCCGGGCATTGTTGTTGCGACTTCTCCGCATTCAATGAGAGTGTTCGCGTCTTTTTCGCCTTCAACTAGCCAAACTGTTTCGCCGGTTTGGGCTGCCGCTAAAACTTCTGGGAGTCGGTAAAGAACTTTTGGTGTGTCGCCGAGGGAGTATGTCCATCCGCCGTTTTCATCTGGGCGTCGTTGTCGAAAAGTTTTGCGTCCGTCCTGATTTATGTAACGTTCTTTTTGGAAGAGGAGGTTTCCATTTTCATCTGTGTAATCGTAAGTCGCAATTTTTGTCAGTCGATCTCGAACAGGTTCTTTTGTTTCTGGGAACAAATCTGTTTTCTCCAGATCCATCGCTGAACAGATCTCATCCAAATCGCAACCGTCACCTCGATGACAGGTAACAAGAACTCGTCCGTCTCGTCCTTCACCAACATGCAGACTTGGATTGTGATCGTCGTTTCTACATGGGCATCGAGCGGACCAGCCAGATCCATCTGCTCGAACACCTTCCAATTTCGCCAGAAAGTTTTGAACAGTTAAAGATGCCTTACTCATTTTGCGATCCTATAGCGATCAAGTTCTGCTTCGGAACGAACGATTTCGTAAATTTTTAAAAACATTTCTCGATCACCGTTGGTGTGAAGGACCTGAGTTCCGGCGCCGCTGCGTCGAATAGTTTCTTGAACTAGAGGGTGAAGTGGTGTGAAATCTTCACCGTTGCTCGCTGCAACAGCATTTGCACGATACCCAGCCCATGCTTCAGGTCCTTCAGG